CACTCGGCAATACAAATGTCTGCATATACGCGTCACGATGGTAGCCTCCCCATGCGTCATCCATGCCAATTGATGAAGCGTACGCTTTGCCATTCACCACGTAGATTCGTTGTCCGTTTTCTCCAACAAGAGGAATGCGTCCGCCATTTCGATACGTATCCGATGTTACTCCTAACGTATCCGATGTTACTCCTACTACATTTGTCGAAAAGGCACTAGCATCAAGACCGTTCTCAAATGTATCAATATCACTTTGCTTGATCTCATAGTCTTCATGGTCACCGTTGCCATCGCCGACAAGTGCTGTATGTGTGCCTGCGCCCATGTTTCTTAATGCTCCAGCAATAGCAGCAGTGATGCCTTTTGCACGCGTTTCAACATACTCATTTCTTATAGCTAAACGCATTGCTTTACTATCACGTAACTGAAGACTTTGAGGACGTTGCGCAAGTTGTGCACGCACTTCATCCGTCATACCAAGACGGTCCATTTCTCTCGTTGTCAATTCTTGAATCTTGGCATCAATTGCTGTGCCGTACTTTTTTGTGTATGAGACAGCATCGGCAACTCGTGCTCTGCCACCGAGTTGAAGATTCTCATTCACGTTTCTTGATGCTTGACCGAGTTGTTGGCGAAGATCCGCGACATCTGCCTTCGTGATCTGTACTTGACTTGCCAAAGATGTCGGCTTCGGTGTAGTGACTTCCGCATTACCAGTAGATGAGACAGGGTATCGCTTATTCCCACTAATGTCAAACTTGACTGTCGTGCCGTCAGATTTCGTACCCACAACTGCATGATAGTTCGGATCACGAGGATGCACACCGATCGATGTGACTGTGACAGCACCATGCTTTCCGTAGGTGATCTGGTCTCCTACCTGGACATCACGACCAGCTTTTGTCGCTGGAGCAGCATCACCTCCTGATGTCCATTCACCGTGGTAGTTTCGTTCTTCATTAGGATCGTACTTACGAATTTGAGGTCGCCAATGTCGACGTACCTCAGGACCCCAAAATTCTTCTTTAATGAGAGTTCTCATTAAAGAATCTCCAGCGTGACCTCATTATCGTCGATACTTGTGACAATAAGTTCTTGACCAGGATGGACGATGCCGCCTGGAAGATTCTTCACAATAGCCACCGTCACAGCGTCTGGTCGAGTAGATGAAAACACCGTAGGTTTCTCATCAAAAACAATGTCGCCAATTTGAAGTTGAGAAAGTACACCAGCGTCAAACGACTTGTACATTGTTTTTTGAACTTTTTCATGCTGCATCATCACAGCATACTGGCCGAGATGTTCGTCACCTTCGCCGACGTACGCCGCGACGGTCTGCACGCCAAGTTGCTTCAGTGCGTTCACACGATGGTTGCCGTCAACGACTTCATTGCCTTGCATCGTCTTCACGACGACAATCGGCTTGATCGACTCACCGCTAGAGATCTTGTCCTTGATTGCTTCCACTTTCTCGTGGTTCGTCTCTAATGTTGGTCGAGCAAGTACAAGACTACTCACATCGACGGCAGGGTCATACGACCATGTTGCGTTCTTCACCCATTCAAGAGCATCAGGCGTGTACTGCTTCGCGAGGTAGCCGTACACGATGTCTTCAATGTCGCTTGCATCTTTCACAAGATCTGGCGTCGCACCAGCGTGAAGTCGTCCACCAGTTCCGTATCGCGTGTAGGGCGTGCCATTCTCAGTATCACGAGCAGCCATACGGTCTGCGGCACCAGGACTGTCAAGAGCGACATCCGCGATGTCGGCTGCACGAGCATCCGTCGCTTGCTGGTCGAGTTGGTTCTCTTCCGCCAGACGTTGCGGATAGAACTCGTTCGTCAAGTCACTGAATGGATTATCGGCAGTGAGGTCACCGTATTCAAGCGTGCACTCACAATTTGCAGCGCCCTCGCAAAACTCTCCAAAGCCGCCGTCGCCAGGCCAACATGGAAGAGTCTCTAATGAATATTCTTGACCATCGCGAGCAGAGCAAAGGTCACATGCATGATCCGAACTACAACGCCAGATGATTGGAGTCGGTTGTGCTTCGTCGTCTGGCTGCGCATTCGGATCCGTGTTCGCACCGAGGTTGTTCGCGCCAATGAGATCCGCTGCGACAAGTCCCGTGCCGACAAGTGCGGCCAAAGATGCAAGCGCAAGCATGCCGTCACTTGGTTGACCGCTGTCAGGTGCGCTTGTCATGTATGCTTCGTTCAATGCGTTGTAGTCACTCAACTCCGAACTATCAATTGACGGTCCAGGGCCTTGAGCAGCACGCGTAGGGCTCGAAAGCACAGTAAGACCGTAGCCTTGCTCGTATGCTGGCACGAGTGAACGACCGTAAAGATTCAAACGGTTACGAAGTTGCGCAGGTGAGACGCCACTTTGTAAATCTTGCGCAAACCCGGTTAAGAAGCCCCTCTGCTGCTCTGCCCGGGTTTGCGCAAGAAGACGAAAATCTTGCTGACCTACTGGCGTAATGCGAGGATTTACTGTTACCGCGTCTTGGGCCGCAGCATTGAAAGCGGCGTGGTAACCTTGCTGAAGAACTTGAGTGCCGTGGTCGATGAATCCAATCATGCCAACCTTCGGGTCATTCATAGTCTGTGCGAGGCTTGCAAGAGCATTCGTGGCATCCGAGGAGATTCCAAAAAGAGTCTCTGCTCGTTGTGAGACTCGTTGCGCGTTCTTGAAGAGTCGTTTCCCTGCAGCAATTGCAAGACTTTCGTTCTTCGTGAGGTCGAACGTGTGACTCACTTGACGGACGACGTCTTGCGGAACGAATTCACTTGACCAGTTCTTCAGTGAACGGCCCTTCTTCAATGTACGCCGCATTCGGTCGAATTCTTGATTTGCTGCGACTTCAAGCATCTTTGACTGCTTCTTTCGACCGGATGACGAGTGCAACGGCGTTGAGCCAGCGGCAGCAGGAGCAACGATGACTGGTGCTCCACCTCCACCGCCAGAAGGTCGTCCGCCGACACCAGGAGTGCCAGTTGCAGAAACAGGAGTTGCCGTCGTCACGACAGGTGCTTGGTTCGCGCCTTCTGGCGATTGCCCTGGTAGTGTGACGGCAGTTGCAGTACCAGTCGGATCTGTGCCTGTCGCGGAAGGGTCAACAACGGGGTCACCGAGGTCAGAGTCTGCAACGGCAGGAGCGATAAGACCGAGACTAGAGATACCAGTCGCACTCTGGTACGTCGGGTCGCTCGTAAGTGGGAGTCCCCACGGATTCATGCCGAGTGCAGTACGAACTTCATCAATTGACATCGCACCGAAGCTTGCAAGTGTCTTGTAGTTGTTCGCTTGTGCCTCTTCATCCGTGTCTTCAAGACCAATCCATACGAATTGCATGTCATCTTGCTGACAGATGTCTTGCAACACGTGGTCGAAGATACTTGTCTTCAACCACTTCAGCATTGGCTTCAGCGCTTTGCGTTGGTTGATTGCCGCGCTCTCCTTTGCCGTGTCGTTAGCCATACTCGCAGAGTTACGGCTGCTTGTCATACCAACTTCCATAGGCATGACGCTGTACGCCATGCACACCATCTCGGCGTTCAACTGGTCGAAGGCATCGGCAAGTTCGACGTTCTTCTGCGGCTTTGTGTCGGAACCGCGAGGAAGGACGATGATCTTGTGCTTCCATGCCTGGTCGCCAGCAAGTGCGTTCAACGTGTCTTGGAGTTGACGAATTTGCTGCGGTGTACTGATGTCGTCACCCGGGATGACGAACTGGCCAGGGATCGTGCCCTCACTGAAGAAGTCCAACTGGAACTGCTGGCGACGAAGACCAGTCATCACGGGGATGATTGCGCGCTCAATGCCAGGAAATCCGTACGGTGTCCACGAACGTCGAGTTTGCGGAAGGTAAAGAATCTGGTCACCAGTGAACTCATCCACTGGTTCATCCATCTCCTCGATATCCGCTTGCAGAATGATGTCCATGAGGTCGACACGAGGAATACCGTAGAGATATTGCTGGAACGCGACTTCAGGTGGTCGAGGCGTGCCACCGCGGATGTCAAGCATTGGGCGAATTGTCGTGCCATCCAAGACTTCTAATGCAGAGAGATTCGAGCCGAAGATGCCCTTGCCTGGAATGCGCGGTGGGTGGATATACAACGACAAGGCGTCAACGACGAAGACATCTTCAAGTACCGCAGAAAGCCAGCTGGAGAAGTCATGATAGTTAGGGTCAGGACGTTTGAAGAACTCTAAGGCTTCTGCTCGACGGTCTTGAAATTCGCCATGCGCACTTGGATTATTCCGCATGTCACGTGATGCCTCATCGGTCGGGACGATGTCCCAGTCAAGACCGAGAATCTCGTCCTTACGCACTTGGATGCACGCACGAACGAATGAGTACGTGTCCGCGTACATTCGAAGGTTTGCAAATGAGACAAGTTTAAGACCTTCTGAACCTGGAACACCATGAGGCATGTTCCACGAGATTGGGTACTGCATTCTCCTTGGTTCAGGACGGCCGCCATTTTCTTGCGGAGCATCTATGCTCATCGGCATGATTGGCGCTAATGGGCCAAATGCACCAGAGAGAAATGTCTCCCAACTTCGCGGTAAC